GCAAAGCCTTGTTGGTAAATTTGACGAAGTAGTGGACGAAACAGAACTTAAAGGAAAAGAAGGTCTGTACTATTCTGTCCGATACACGGACATGGTTCCTATGCTAATTAAAGCCATCCAAGAACAGCAAGCCATGATCGGAGAACTGAAGGCTAAAGTAACAGCACTAGAGGGGGCTAAAGGCTAACCATGCAAAAGATTCTATTCGGTGAGTGGTTGCCAGATCAACCCGGCGTAACAGGTGCAGTAACAGATGCAAAGAACTGTTATCCAGTTGCTAACGGATATGCTCCAGTTAAGAGCGAGGCTGATTACTCTGACGCTGCTGGTGCTAGTCTAATCATTACCTTTGCTGGTAAGTTTGACAGCGTTAGTACATTGTTCGCAGCTAGTACAACCCAGATTTATAAGTTTGATAGTTCTGATGCTAGTTTGGATGCTGCTACGACTACGGGTTACACAGCGGTTGAAGGTTGGGATGTAACTCAGTTCGGCGCAAAGATGATTCTGGCTAATGGTCAGGATAAGCTGCAAGCATGGACTTTGAATTCGTCAACAAACTTTGCTGACCTAGCTGCTGCTGCTCCTACTGCTAAGTATGTAACTGTTGTCCGTGACTTTGTGGTTGCTGCTAACGATGGAACTGACACTAGCAAGGTCTACTGGTCAGACATAAATGACGAGACAGATTGGACACCGGGTTCTGCATCTCAGTCTGATACACAGACCCTGCCTGACGGTGGTGACATTACTGGTATAGCTGGTGGTGAGTACGGTCTTATCTTCTTGGAACGTGCTATCTACCGGATGACCTACACAGGCTCACCATTCTTCTTTCAGTTTGACGCTATTTCACGGTCTTTGGGCTGTATTTCTAACGGATCTATCGCTCAGTACGGCAACCTAACGTATTTCCTTGCAGACGATGGCTTTTATGTCTGTGATGGTCAGTCAACCAAGAACATAGGTAGCGAAAAAGTAAATCGCTGGTTCTTTGATAACGCCATTCCCAGTGAAATCCAGACTGAAATGAGCGCAACAGTTGATCCAGTTAATAAATTAGTAATATGGAAGTTTAATAATACGTTTGGCGGTAAGAATATGCTGCTGTACTCGATTGACCTTAACAAATGGTCATACGCAGAGACTACAGCAACGTCAATTGCTTATGTATTAACGCCTTCCGCTACGTTAGAGCAGGTAGATAACTACAACTCAAGCATTGATGCGCTTGATATTCCATTGGATTCGCGTGTTTTTGCTGGTGGTCAGCTACTATTTGCTGGTGTTAGCGGTCAAAAGATCATTGCTTTCTCAGGTCAACCTAAGACTGCGAACATATCAACGGGTGATATTGATGTAGGCAGGTCTACGATCATGCTAGCCAAGCCGATTGTGGACAATGGTAGCGGTTCTATCGCTGTTTCTAGCCGGGATAATCTTGCTGAACAAGTGGAATTTGGCTCAGATGTGTCTCCAGACGCAGAAAACCGTGTGAGCTTGAGGTCTAACGGTGAGTATCATCGACTAAGACTGACTCCTACTGGTTCTAACTGGAAAACTGCTGTTGGCTTAGAGTTTGATGTTGTTAAACAGGGTAACCGATGACTCAGTTTCGTACATTACCGCCATTTGGAGGAGATCCTCGTCAGGTTTCTGAGGTGGTTCGTGGGGTTATGGACGGAAAGACCAATAATACGGGTCGGATTACGTTAGCCACAGGAAATGCCACGACAACTACCCTCTATGACGAGCGTATAGGCTTTGACAGCCTGATATTCTTGGTTCCTGTGTCTAATGCTGCTGAAGCTGATTCTACGCCTTACGGAGCGTTTCAGGACACTACAGACCAGACTGCTGCTAATACCACTACAGCCTATGCAATTACGTTAAATACTACTGATTACAGCAATGGGATTTATGTTTCCAATAGTTCAAGAATAAATGTCCGAAACTACGGTATTTACAATCTGCAATTTTCTATTCAGTTCAAGAATACGACTAACGATGCTCAGGATGTAGATATTTGGTTCCGTAAAAACGGTACAAACATTGCTAATTCTAATAGTCGGTTTTCATTGCCAGCGAGAAAGAGTTCTGGTGATCCTAGCCATTTAATTGCTGCACTTAATTTTTTCTTGGAGCTTCAAGCAAATGATTACGTTGAAATTATGTGGCGGGTTACAGATACAGGCGTTTCTATAGAGCATTTTGATACGAGTACATCTCCTACTCGTCCAGCAGTTCCTAGCGCAATTGTTACTATGACTTATGTTGCTCCATCTGCAACTTATAACGTATATGTTTCATCTCAGCAACAAGGAAGTGCTACCCTTACGCATTGGTCAAATAATACGGCAGATAAAACCTATGGTTACATTGTGGTGGGCTAATGGAGTTTAGGTACATACCTGTAGATAAACTTAGGGACTGGTGGCCTACAGTACGCCCCGGATTAGATGAAATTAAAGGGTATAGCCCAGAAAACTGGATAGTAGAAGATGTGTACACAGACTGCTTTAATCAAAAAGCAATGCTGTGGGTAGGACTAGAGAATAACCACTTTAAGTGCTTCTTTATCCTACAACCTATGGGCGAAACAATGCACCTATGGGCTGCTTGGTCGTTAGAAAATAATTATCAAATTGTTGAATCTGGATTAAAATACATAAAAGACATCTGTAGTCAAGGTAATGTCAAATATCTAACTTTCTCTAGCCATCGTCGAGGATGGCAACGTAGGGCGAAACAACTCGGTTTCCGTCCTAAACAATGGATTTGCGAGGTGTAATATGGGCGGTGGCGGCGGAAGACAAGAGAGTACAACGACTACGAGAATTGATCCAGACATCAAGCCGTATGTTACCTATGGACTAGAAGAAGGCAAGCGCCTTTATGAGTCTGGCACACCTAGCTTTTTCCCCGGTCAGACTTACGTTTCTCCGTCTCAGGCTACTCAATCAGCCCTGCAAATGGCTCAGGAACGGGCTATGGCGGGTTCTCCGCTGGTTCGTTCAGCACAGCAAGAGCAACTAGCTACGATTCAAGGACGAGGCGTTAATCCATTCCTAGAGGGTTCTTTGGCTGGTGTTAATCGTCAGGCTCGTGAGCAATTTACAGAAGGTGTCCAAGGTCTTCAGTCCAAGGCTTCCTCAATGGGTCGTTATGGCTCTGCTGCTCAAGCCGAGCAAGAGGCTCGTGCTCAAGACGTATTTGCCCGTGCAATGTTAGAGCAAGGTGGTCAATTGGCTTACGGATCGGCTGAAGCTGAACGTGCCAGACAGATGGCTGCTGCTCAAGCTGCTCCTGCAATGGCTGCTACTGACTATGCTGATATTCAGAAGTTGCTGACAACTGGTCAGGCACAAGAACAGTATTCATCGGCTGAACTGCAAGACGCAATTAATCGCTTCAACTTTGAACAGAACTTGCCACAAGCAAAACTTAGTCAATTTGCTAACTTGTTTAGCAGTGTGCCTCAAGGTGGTCAGACTGTTACTCAAGCTACGCCATCGGGAGGTAAATAATGGCTGATCCTATTACTATGGCGGTTGTCGGTGGCTCTATTGGCGCTATGACAAACAAGAAAGATCCACTTAAAGGTGCTTTGTTAGGTGCTGCTGGTGGTTATGGTGGTAGTGCTTTGATGCCGAGTGTTCTAGGTACTAGTGCAACTCAGGTAGCTGGTAGTGGTGGTGCATTAACTGGTGCTGGTGCATCTACTGGTGCAAATACTATGTTTGCTAATGCTGCTGGTGTTAATCCCACCACTGTAATTGGCGCTAGTCAATCTGCTCCTGCTGGAATATTTGCTAATCCTGCTAAATATACAGCCTCATTAAATGTTCCAGTAGAGAGATCATTTGGTACTTTAGAGTCAATCTTCAATCCTAATATCCAGTCTTCCTCAATGGCTCCGTCTTTTCTGGAGCAAGTTGGTTCTGGTGCAGGTCAAGTTGGTCAATATGCCCAGCAAAACCCAGTTCTTACGCAAATGGCTATGCAATCGGCACAACAAGCATTGCGACAGCCTGAAACACCAATGGCTCCTGCTGGTCAAGTAAGTCGTGGTCAGATTCAGGGTGGTGATTACATGAGTTTGCTAAATCCACAGCAAGGCACAGTTCTTAGACCGCAACCGATTTCCCTATTAGGGTGATATATGGATATTACAGATTACATCCCTAACATCTTTGGCGCTGCTGCACCTACGTCTTACGAGGGTTTGCAAACTATGGGGCTTATATCGCCTCAGCAAGCAGCACAACAGCAAAAGACAGCGAATATCCAAGGTCTGCTAGGTGCTGGTCTGGCATTAGCTCAAGGCATGAGCCGTACTGGCCCACGTCGTTCTGCTGCTGAGAACATTTTAGGTGCTTTGTCTGGTGGCTTTGGTGCTGCTGGTGGTGCTTATCAGCAAGGATTACAGAATGTTGTCCAGCAACAGCAATTGCAAAGTGCGGCACTGACACAAGCTCAGGCAACTAATAGACTAAGAGCTATTCAGCAAGCAAGTAAAGATAATCCTCAGTTAGCTCAGTTGTTTGCAATCAATCCTGAAGAAGCATCTAAGCAATTGCTGGCTATAGAGCGCGCGAAGATGTACGGGTTTGGCACTGAACCTGCTCAAGATATGAGTCAGATCCCTGCTCAAATGCCAGCACAAGCAGCGCCACAGCCTGAGTTACCATTATCTTTAGCGGTAACTTCTAAAGGCACACAATTTGTTGGAGTTCCTAACTTTGCTGCTGGTGAACGATATGTTGATGCCAATTTAAATCAACAAGCCCAACAGACATTGCAACCAAGGCCAACTCAAGCAGTACCAATGGTTGACCAAGCTAATGTTGCTAAAGCTAATGAGAATCGCAGAAAAGCTGCATTGGCTCTATCTTTAGGAGATAAAGATACTGCGGGATTCTTTGAAAGAGAAGCTGAAAGACTTGATCCAAAAGAGACACTATTCTTTAGAGATGGCAGACTAATATCAAGTAAGCGCGGGGAACTTGCTAATTACGGTGGTGGAAGAATCCTGACTGATGCAGAAGCTACGAGCTTTGGGTTAGATCCTACTCGCGGTAAGTGGACTATGAAAGACAATATTCCGTCTTTAGTTCAAGGGACTAGCACAGCAAAACAGCTTACTTCAGAAGAAGCTAAGGCAAGAGGTCTTGATCCTGCTCGTGGAACTTGGTTAATTAAACCTGATGGCACTCCTGACCTTATTCAAGGAACTGGGACAACAAGGCAGTTAAATGAAAATGAAGCTGTAAAACTTGGATTAAATACTGGTTTAGGTCAACGGTATCAAATTAAGCCTGATGGAACAGTAGATCTAATTCAAGGAAGCGGAGCTTTAACAACAAAACAATTAACCGCAAATCAATCTAAAGATCTTGGATTAGATACGTCAAGAGGTCAGGTTTATCAACAAAGATCGGACGGTAACCTAGAAGTTGTACAAGGCACTATGCAAGATGTACCTAAGTACACAGGCATGTATGCTAATGTTGCTTTGGAAGAATTCCAGACTGCTGATGTAACTAAACTCACTGCGGATCAAAGGAAGAAAGTTGGTCAAATAGCAGAAGCAAGAACAGGAACTGCTGCTGAAAAAGGCGCACCCAAAGTTTACACTGGTGCTCTTAGCAAAACTACTGCTGGTGATGTTGAAAAGAGCGTAATTACTACTGCTGATGCTGTTACTCGTTTGAACAATATCCAGTTTTCTTATAAGCCACAATATCAAAACATTGGGTTTAGAACGAAACAAGCATGGAATACGCTTAGGGATAAATTTGGTAGTTTGCCAGAAACAGATAAACGGCAACTTGCTGAGTATTCGCAATATCGTCAAAATGCTTTGCAAAACCTTAACCAAACCATTAAAGACATTACTGGTGCGGCTATGGGTGTTGATGAAGCAAAACGTATTGTTGCTACTTTGCCTGATCCCGGTGCTGATATTTTTAGTGGCGATAGCCCAACAGAGTTTGAGTCAAAGTTGAATAATGGTATTACTCAGACTAAATATGCCTTGGCTCGTAGAACTTATGCGCTGAAAAAAGGATTGAACTGGGAAAGTATGCCTTTGGATAAGATGCCATCAATCATAAATGAACGAGGCGCTGCTATTGCAAAACAATACAATCTTAATCCTAAAGATAAAGATCCTAAAAAAGCAGCAGCGGATTTGCAGACAATCAACCGTCAATTGGCGGCTGAGTTTGGCGTATCATTTTAAGGTGAATCATGGCTGAATTTGATTATGCAAGTCAATTAATGAACGCTAGGCCACAGCAACCACCAGCGGCTAATGAGGACTTTGATTATGCGTCTGCTTTTATTGGTGGTCAAAGAGCTACATCTGGTCAACAATCTGGGTCTGGACAATTCCCAGAGCTAGGGCCAAAGCCTATTGCTGATCCTCGTAGGGCTGCTGGATTTGCCACTTCTCTTGTTGGTGGCATTCCTACTGATAAACAAGCAGCTATTAAGTATTTTGCTGAGAAGCGCGGTATTCCTGTTACTCGATACACGATAGTTGATGGCGATATAGCGTATCAGGCTGATGATGGCAAGTATTACAAAGAGATAGCTGGCCCAGCATCTACAGCGGCTTACTATGCTCCTGACGTTGCTGAGATGGTTCCGGACATTCTTGCTGGTGTGGTATCTGCTCCACTTACATTAGGTGGCCCACTAGGCGTAGCAACTGCTTCTACATTCACTGGCGGTACTGCTGCTGCTACTAATTACCTTCGTCAAAAGCTCGGTGGATTGATTGGTGGTCAGGAAGTTAATCCTAATGAAGTTGCACTTTCTGGTGTTCTTAGTGGTGCTGCTGAACTTGCTCCTGCTGTACGTAAGGGTTTCGTTGAGCGTAGAACCGCTAGAGACATTGCACAGATGAATGTACCTATGGTTCAGTCATTGAGAGCCAAAGCAGGTCGTTTAGATGTTCCATTGACTCCTGCTGAAATTACCGGCTTGGCATCATTGATGTCGCAGCAAAAAGTTATTACCAATGTTCCTGAGTCTCAGGTAAAGATGCAGAAGTTTTACAAAGAGCGTGAGATAAAGGTACAGTCAGCGGTCAATGATTACTTAGATAGCATTTCAAAAATTCAGGATCAGGCTGAGGCTGGCTCTATGGGTTTTGAGGCTCTTGAGGCTAGAAAACAGCAACTAATAGATGAGCGCAAAGCAGCTACAGAGCCATTGTATGAATCTGCATTTGCTGCATCTGTTCCTGTAGATACTGCTCCTGTAATTAATAAAATTGATAATTTACTAAAAACTTATTCTCCAAATAGTAAACCTGCTGCTTATCTCAATAGGATTAAAAGTCTTTTTGAAAGAGATGTTCCTGCTCTTGATGAAGCTGGTAATGAGATTACTAAAAAGGGTATTGAGAATAGACTTCCAATATTACAAAACAATAAATTTGAACTTGACACAATGTTCAAAGAAGAAACATTTACATCTATGGACAATAAGATCCAAAGTGATCTTACTGGAATAAAGAATACCTTACTTGAGCAGATGGGCAAAGATAATCCTGATTACATTGCTGCTAATGCTGAGTTTCAGCGGCGTTCTGTTGAATTAGATGAGTTCAATAAGCGAACCACTGGCGTATCGTTGCTGCAAATGTCTAAGGATAATCTAAAGAATTTCTCAAACAGAATATTTGAGAACCCAAGCCCTGCAACTGTTAAGTATGCCAAAGATCAGATCATCAAAGGTGGTGGTCAAGAAGCATGGGATGCTGTTGTCAGGTCATATCTTGACGATGTTTGGGGACAGGCTAGAAAGCCAAGTAAGACGCAGCAAGGTGAGAAGTTTGACACTGGTAATACTTGGCAAAATATTCTTCTTGGCGATGTAAAGACGAAAGCAGCTATGCGTGTTGCTTTAGGCCCAACTCAGTACAAGGCATTGACTGACTTGGCTGAGGTATTACAGGCTGCTGGTAGCGTTAGAAAGCTAGGCTCTGATACTGCATTTAACCAGTTGGTTACTGAAGAACTAATGAAGAATCCACCTGTTACTAGCATTACAACAGGTGTTGCTCGCGCTATTGGTGGAATTCAATTAGATCAACCAGCAAAGGTGCTTTCTGACTGGGCTATCAAGCGTGATGCTGCTGCTAATGCAGATAAAATAGCTAGCATTATTACAAGCCCTGACGGTATTTCTAGGTTGAGAGAACTTCGTCAAATGTCTAAAACATCAGCAAAGTATTGGGCTGGATTAAGTCAACTTATGGCTGATTACGGTATGTTTGAAACTAGGGATTAAATCATGGCAAAGAACAAGATTAGCGAATACAGCGCCACTGCTGCAAACAACACAGACATAGGTGGTATTAACATAGCAGAGGGTTGCGCTCCGTCTGGCATTAATAACGCTATTCGTGAGTTAATGGCACAGCTTAAAGACCAGCAAGTAGGTACTGATGGCGATAACTTTACGGTAGGTGGTGCGTTTACTTGTACTGGTGCTGC